CGGCCGCGGGTGTTCTAGGGCTGGAACTCATTTTAGCATTTCTTCCATACGGGACATACGGTTTTTTACATAATTTTATATATTTATTATTTTTAGATGATAATCACATATAAAAATAAAAAAAAATAACCGTGAGAAAAACCGTAAAAAGATTTTATAAACATACATTCTCACGGGTTTAATCTCTTTCATTTTATTGTTTTTTATAAATTATCCTCGGTTTAATCTTTCAATATTTTTATTTATTCTTTTCATTTCTGCCTCATAATTTTTTTTCTGTAAAGCCCACCATTCTTCACGGCTAAACTGTTTTTTTTTACCTGTTTTTCTAGGTTCAAGTATATATTCTTTTTCTGGTATCATCTTTTTTTTTGTGAATAAATCAAATAAAATACATAATATGTCGGCTTTCTTTAATCCTGTTAATTTCATACTAGGAACATATTTTTTAATTTCTGCTTTAAGATCCGAAACCTTAGTTTTACCATAATCATTAAAACACCTTAAATCTTTTTCATTTAATATATAATTGTCTGGTAGTCTCATAGTTTTTAATTTCATGATTAAACACAATAATTCGGATTTATTTAATCCTGTTAATTTAATATTTGAATTTAATCTTTCTATGTATTCAACTAATTCGGGACGCTTAAGAGAAAATATATTATTAAAACAACTCATTAATATATATTCTAAAAAAATTAATTATTTGTCAAATAACATATAATTTTATCATTATTTTTAAGATCATCACTAAACATTGAATTAAAATCGTCAGTTGATAAATCGCAAAAACTCATTCTAGTTGCACAATAACGCCCACAAGTTGAACTTTTGCTGTCTTGTAAGCATTTATCATTAAAATCTATTTCATAGGGGCTATTTAACAATAAATCTGTTAAATATTTATAATCCATTCCTCGCTTATATCTTAACTCTGGCGGGACTTGTCCCATGTTAGTTTTTCCATCTGGTTTGCTTCCGAAAGAATCAAAAAAATAAATTTTGTTGCCTTTCCCTTTGAATAAACACGTCCAATGTCCGACGGCTGGTTCCCAATTATACAATATACAAACTCTATTATATGGGCTTAATAATTCGTCTATGTTGTCATATTCTTTTATTTGATTATAAACCATTATTTTTAATTTATCATCAAAAATTTTTTTCAAATCAGATGACGAAAGAGCATAATCAACGCTTTTTTCCATTATATATATTAAGATGTTAATTTATTTTGAAAACATAATAAATCATTCGCCAAAACTAATTGGGGGACATCTCTAATAATTGTTATACTCCTAGAATTTATTTTTTTTAATGCTTTAAGTTCATCTTTATCGAATCCAAAATAATTTTGTAAAACATATTCATTGGAATGAGTGGCACTATCTTTGAAATATACAAAATGGGTACATGCATTTAGGATGCGTTTTGATTGACCATGCGACGCTGCTATATGAAGCGTTAGTATTAAATAAGTATCAAGACTTCGCCCAACTTCCAAAACTTTTGCTATTAAATCAAAAACGTCTTTTTCCTGCTTCTTGTCCGAAATTACATCAACATCATCACATAATAATAAGCATTCTTTGAAGTCGTCCGCCTCGAATTGAGCGTCTGCCAGTTCTTCAATTGGTATCCTTTTATGAATTAATTTATCTAATAATTTATCGCTTGTTTTTTGTGAAATTAAATAAATTCTTCTTTTTGGATAAAATTTTTTAAATTGTTGTAAGTATTGAGCCACCCAAAATGATTTCCCAGAACCCGCACGACCACACACAAACAATCTTTGTGGTTGGCCATATACATTTGATGGGGCAACTTGAAAATTTCCAGATCTTAAAACCATTTTATCCTTTTGAATATTTGAACCAGTTAAACCACCCCCCGAAACTTCCTCATTTAATAATTCATCAAATTCGTCTTCACTTAATTTTATGTTTTTATTTTGAAAAGCAGTCATTATTTTTTTTAATCTTGATAAATCAACTTCGTCTTCTCCTCCATGTATTTTATTATGATATGTAATTATGGCACATTGATCGCAACATTTTTTACCTTTTTTACATTTATCCGAACAATCTAAACAACATTTATGATCCGAATGATATAAAAAAATTTCTGTTCCGTTCTCGGCTTTAATATTAGAATTTTCAACCACTGCTATTCGCTTACCTCGTGTAAAACTCAATTCAGACATATTATATATAATATTATTAGAAAATATTATACATAATAAAAAAAACTGTGAATATTAAAGTATATATTTTTTAGGTTTTTTAAAATCAAAATATATTTTTTTTCTCTATATAATCAATTAGCCTTATAATCCAATTTTTTTCTTCATATTGTAAGCCGTTAATTTCTTTTTTTAAATTGGTTATTATTTCATCTTTTTCAATTTTTAATTCAATGTTAAATATATTTGTTAATGTGTTTAATTCTTGTTGCTTGACATTTAATAAAAATTTCCTATATTCGAATTTCGCTAATTTTTCATTAATTTCTAAAATTCTTTTTTCAATTTCATTTTCGTTCATTATTATATTAAAGAATATATTTTTTTTAGATTAAAGTATATATTTTTTAGGTATTTTAAATTTATAATCTAGAGTAATTTTATTAATGGTATTGTCGAACCTGTCAGAAATATTTTCTAATAATTTTAATGAAACGGATGAACTTAATAATTCGTCAATATGTTTTTCATTAAATGGGAACTGATAAATATAAGACAAGAACGGCTTAAGATTGTTTAACTGAAGTTTTATTTCTTCATTGTATTGATTGCCGTAAAGTTCAATTATTGAAATACAAGTTTTAATTATGGCGTTAGCTTTATTTATAATTGATAAATTTGAACTAATAATAGGGTATAATTTATTTAATGTTGTTAGATCGCCGTCTAAACTTGCCAACGTCCAAACTCTTTTTAATGCTTTCAATGGTTTATTATTTACTATGTATTCAAGCAAATTAAATTTGATACAATATTTATAATTTTTTGGGTCTGCTGATAGTGGCGGAAAAGTAAAACCATTTTTTATGGAACTTTCATTTGAAAAAACATTTGATATTTCAGTAAAAAAACCCGCATAAATAAATGCCATATCAATTTTAGTTATAAATAAAGGCATAGCATCAACCAATTTCATATATTCATTTTCGCCCTTTAAAACTTGTTCGGGTGTCCATCTCATAGTGATTAATTTTCTTATAAGTTCGCATAATTCAAAATATTCACTTAATGAAATGTTAGGTTTGCATAATTTAATTAATTTTGAAAATGTTTCCTTATCAATATGGCTTTTATGTAAATTTATTTCTTTTAATGTTTGATTAGAATCAAAATCAATAATTTTTGAGTTTTCAATATAACCCAAATTTTTAAAAGAATTGATAAAATAAGGAATTAAACCGCTTTTAATGTCTAATATAATATAATTAGGATTTTTAAGAATTTTTTTAACTATTGTTTGAAGAGCTGAAGCAACTTTTTTGTCATTAGATCCGAATTTTTCTGAAATGTCAATATCAGAAGCGTCTCGAAATGCTTTTTTAGCAAAAGAACCTGCGAAAATAATATTTTTAGGATCATGACAAATTGTTTTAATAGCATTATTAATTTCGTCATTAAATGAATCAGGAATAATTTTTTTTTTTTTAAATAAATTCATATTATATTAATGGATATAATATAAATTATAATTTTTTTTAAAATTGGGGTCTTGGCTGTTGAATTTTATTTAATAAATCATAATATTGAAGTTGAGCCAAGGCGTTTTGTTGTTCCATATTCATTTGTTTTTGAATTTGTTGTTCGAATTGTCTTTCTGATTGAAGCTGTGCCATTTGTTTTTGATTTAATATATTAGCTAAATTTCTTTCATATTCGTCTTCAAATTCACTTGAAACATATTCACCGTTTATTTTTCCACAACCTTTCATATTGTCCCCTCTTCCCATAACATTAAATAAACTTGTTAAATATCCACCTTTTATTTTTTTTCCTTTGCCTCTAAATTTAGGAATACCTAAAGGAAATATATCTTTTAAATAAGGGGTCATTTCTTCCCCCATACCTTCTAACATTTGGGGGGCTTCTGCTTGAAGTCCATGAGGTTGAATATATGCCATATCATCCATAGGCAGTGGGCGGGTATAAAACCCATTTCTCGTAGGCATAGGACGGCCATGAGGTATCATTTTACGTCCTCCCTTTTTTTTGCCGTATCCTTTTTGATTTGATAAATCCATATTCCCGAAACCGCTTAATGTTGTATCCATATTTCCTAAACCTAACATTTTAAAAATATCTTCCCCCACACGTGATGCAGAACCTAAAACCGAATTTCCAATTGTGGCGACCTTCCCATATGTGGGAACTGCTCCAACAATACCGCCGATTTTAGGCGTTATTTTTCCAATAGTTCCCAAAAAATCAGAAAAAGCCCCGCCCGACATGTCCGCCATATTTGCATTTTTTCCACCTCGTTTTTTCTTTCCAAACCCAAACATACTTTTAATTCCTCCTAAACTGTCAGTAAATCCCTCCACCTTCTCGCCTTCTTTACTGGCTTCTTTTGCCAATTGTCCCGCCGTTTTTCCGAATGTCTGAGCCAATCCTGATGCTTGTCCTAACACTTGCCCGAACGGACCAAAATTATTCATAAGCTGTGGTATTCCTGGGATACTACCCAGTGTAAGAGCCCAATCCGCTATACCTCCACCGCCTTTAACTTTCTTTTTACCCATATAATTAGAATTAGAATTCTTTTTCCCGCCCTCAATATAATCTGCTCTTTTAAATCCTAATTTTTCAAGGTCTAACCGTTGACCCTGATCGTCTGTTGTTCTCAGTGAATTAAT